GTTTAGACATATGAACTATTCTTTTTCTTTAATTAAAGTTTCTCCCGGAATCAAACTTTTTTTTGATCCATCCTTATCATTAATCAAAGAGCCGGGGGAGCTTACTTTAAGAACCGCAAGAGCAAATCGTAAAGCACTTTCTTTATCTTTTAAATTCCAAGTTTCCACTATTTCACCTAGAGCTTTTAGATCTCCGTTGTTTATCTCTATATTTAGAGTTTCAGATTCGTCAGTTGAATCTTTTTTTATGATTGCCATATGATTTTATTTTTTTGTCTTTACAATAAGGAGCATCGTGCCTCTACAACAGAAATAAAACATATAATGTTGTTTAGCTAAAAAACATTATATGTTTTAAAATTAAATTGTGTCAATACTCTTTGACTAACTAAACAACATATTCCCAACTAGTTTATCAAAACTTCCTTTATTTTCTCTCTCTCTTTAAATCCCTAGTAAAATAAATTAAATTTCAATTAGCCCTGTTCTCAATTTCTTTGGGTCTTACAGCTTCTAAAATTTTATTTTTATGTTCGTGGGTAAGTTTTAATTGTTTGACCTTACTAAGTAGATAAGCGGGGAATTTGCTATAAATATATTCAGCTCTAAACCATTTTCTAAATAATGGCAAAGCATCATTAGGATAGCACCAAGATTCTTGCGGATTAGAAGCGGATTGTGGGAAATAATCGGGATAGTTATGATTATACTTAACTCTATTTCCAAACTCCTTATCAAGCTCATTATTTGACCAATAACGCCCCCAAGTTCCACCAACACTTAAATCTGGTATCCTGTTTTCATCTATTATAATTTCATTTCTAATTAGAGAAACTGTTAAGCCAGAAGTCTCTTTAAAAATACTAAAATATCCCTCTGGGACAACATCGTAATTTATATCTACCCTATCTAAAAAGTGTTTCCATTTATCTAATTTTGTAGCGTCATATTTATAGCCAACTGACCCATAAATATAAGTTCTAAAAGAAGACCTTGCAAGCAATCTATAATTAGCTTGCGCCTCTTTTCTTGAATCATCAAAAGCAAAATATTCTAAAAGAGCCATACAAACACTATCAGGATAAGCGTTGTAAACTTCGTTTTTTGCTTTTTGTATTCTTATAAATAAATCTTTTTCATTATAACCTTGAACCTTCAATAATTCTTTAATCTTATCAGCTCTATCTTTCGCCTTTCCTTCCTTTGCAGTATACATCTCTTGGTCGATGTTATAAAGCATTTTTCTAGAAACCCCACATAGTTTAGATAAGCCCTCTTGGGTTAAATAAGGAGTTCCTCCTTTTAGAACTCCCATCTGAATTCCTCCAACTTCTTTTTCTATCTCTACATCAAAAACAATTTCCGTTTGAAACCCCGCGATATTATTGGTCATTTTAAGCTCTAAATCCTTTATCTTATTGGTTTTAGATGGTGCGATATTCTTCATAACTACTGCTTTTGTTAAATCCTCAAAACTTGCGTCAATAGGATTTATGATTGTTGGATTCTTAGGCATTTGTCAAATTGTTATAGGTTAATCTCAATCCAATTCCTGCAACAATACTGTTGTTAATTACAGTCATTGTATCAAGCGAATTATTGTTAAATCTCGTAGCAAATTCATTTACATAGCGTTGTAAATGCTTATGGCTCATATGGTGATAAATTCCATAATATCCTCTTTTTAGCAAAGCCCAAAATGATTCTATGCCGTTAGTGTGAGCTTGACCTCTTACATATTCTTTTACGCTATGTTTAACTTTTTGGTGTTTAAAGCCAGTAAGTTTATTATAAGATTTGTAGCAGTCAGTATAAACAACACTTCCCGCTTCAATATTGTTTCTAATCTCGCTATGTAGAGTTTGGCTATCAGTTTTTTCAACTACAAAAGCCTTAACCCCACCTTCTCTTTTTAGCATTCCAAAAACAGGAGCTTTGCCAACCGCACCTCTGCCAGCGTCAAGTTTTTTGTTGGTGTGCTTGTTTTTCTCTTTACCACCAATATAAGTCTCATCAATCTCAACAGTTCCGTTTAATTTATCTTTGTTTTGCTCCCAAGTTTTTCTAATTCTGTGAGCTAAAAACCAAGCTGTTTTTTGAGTGCAACCAAGATGTTTTGCTAGTTGGATGCTTGAAAAACCTTTTTTAGATGTTGTTAAGATATACATTGCTAACAACCATTTTTGAAGAGGTAATTTTGATTCCGAAAGGATTGTATTTGTGCGAACGCTAAAATGTTTTCTGCAATCACGGCAACGGTAAGGCATTGGTTGGTGATTAACGCATTCTTGAATATTTAAACTTGAACAATGAGGACATTCTGGCTTATTATTCCAGCGTTGTTTTTCAAAGTGAAGCCTTGCAGATTCTTCGCTTGGAAACATTGCGAAGAAGTCATAAACGCTGAATTCTTTTATTGATTTGTTTTCGTTTTTCATAGAGACTTTTTAAATTTTCTTAAATTAATAAGAGTATTTTAAAAAGTTCTTAATGGGTAGTCAAGTAATTTTATAATTTATCTGGCTAGTCAAATATATAATTCCCTAATATTTGTAATGGTGAATTTTCCTCTGATTGTGCAAAAAAAGCTTTAATTGAAATCAATAAACTAATAGAGCAATAACAAATATGGAATGGATAAAATTAAATCACGATGAAAATGATAATCCTACGCATTGGATGGAATTGCCTCCAGCTCCTATTAACAACAAACAATAGATTATATGGCTAGAATGTATTTTGACTGCCCCATTAAAGCTCTTTATATGATGAAAGAGTTTGGCGTTGAATTGGTAACAGAACAAGGAAATAAATATTGGAAAAAAGATATTTTAGTAGATGTTGATAATTATGCTTATGGAGATTTTAAAAAAGGAGAAAAATATTATGTCGACCCAGAATCAGAAGCAATCTTTAATCCGAAAGAAGGTGATAATGGATTTGATAAAACTTTTGGATTTTTTGTTTGCAACATTCATAAATTATGGAATTCTACAAGTGGAATAGGTTTGATAAACCAAGAATTTAACAATATGGAAATCATAAAACGAGATGGAAAGCATTTTTTCACCCCTCTAACAGAGAATTAACCTTAACTACTTTTTATTAACAATTAAACATTAGAGATTATGGAAGAAAAAATTGAAATCAGAAATGCAACAATCAATAGCACAATGCTAGGGGTTGAAGATCACGGAATTATGACATTTAATCTAAATTTGGATTATGGTAATCTAAATCAAGGAGCTGGTGGATATGCTTTAGATCAATATGATGAAACCCAAAAGAAAAGAGTTGGATCAGCTCTTGGTATGGAAATGATTATGCAACTAATGAAAGTTGTTGGCGTTGAAAAATGGGAAGATTTAAAAGGCAAAAATATCCGAGTTCAAAGCTCTTGGAATAAAGTTCACGCAATTGGACATTTTTTAAAAGATGAATGGCTAGATTTTGGCAAATTTGGTCGCTAACCAAATCCCGAAAGGGCTTTGCCTTTACACTTTTTTGCAACTATCAGAAGTAAAAGTGGAGATGTTTAAAGAATATTTGGCGTAACTCCTTAAGGTAGGTTCCGTCCAAGTTAGTCTCTGAAAAGAGCAGTCTATATTGGCACTGACTAGTATAGATAAGGCCATCACCAGATCATATATTTAGCTCAGAGAGAGCAACTGCCCTTTTGGACAGTCGGTCGTTAAGTGGAATTCTTAACAATATAAGTTTGGGTTCACCCAGCTAGATTTGGTGGTGGTTAATTTTTATATGATCGCCCATTTTCAATCTGGGGAAATCCAGAAGTGATCTTAGACTATCCTTAGTAATGGTAAGGGATGAATCGGCAGCCAGATAATACTAGTTAAAGACTGGCTGTTTAAAGTTTAAAGATGTCGAATTCGATATGTTTAACAAAATCGGGAATACCGATTAATTTATAATTTAAGGAGTTAGAAAATATGAGTAATAGAGAGATAAAATTTAGAGCTTGGATTAGTGGTGAAATGTTGCCAGATTTATCAGCTTTTGCTATTGATATTTATGGCGGATTGCAGATTTTTGCTCGTCAAGGATTAAATCAGACTGGGCAATATTCTGTTGATTGTTCTTATGAATATTTTAAAAAAGAGACTTATAAGATTATGCAATACACAGGCTTAAATGATAAAAATGGTAAAGAGATTTATGAAGGCGATATTGTAAAATGGAAGCAAACAATCGGAGGGATTCTTCCAGCTAGTCCTAATGAATATATTTGTTTGATTGAATGGCGAGGAACTAGATTTGAATGTTCTTATCCCCCAAAAGATACAATGTTCACTTTTTCCTCAAGTCATATTGAGGTAATTGGCAACCAGTGGGAAAACCCTGAACTTTTAACAACTAAAACTAACTAAAATGACAAACAACATAGGGCACAACTCCAAAATCAACCAAGACACCGCCAAACTTCTAAAAAGCTACATAGAAGGAATTGAAATGTATGAAGACCAAATCAAAGACTTAAAGGAAAGCCAGAAAGAAATTTTTGACAACGCTAAGTCTAATGGTTTTGATGTTAAAACTATCAAGGCAATTATTAAGATCAGGAAGATTGATAAGGCTAAATTGGACGAGCAAGAATATCTTTTGGAAACTTATAAATCAGCTTTGGGGATGGAATAAATTTACAATAATATCAATTTTTATAAAATAACTATGACAGATAAAGATCATTTAAATATTTGCACTTCAACTAGCCAATTACCAAAACCTATTACTTTGGATGCTATTCAAGATGCAATCAAGCTGATTATGGCAATTCCAGATACCAGAAAAATTGATAAGGATTTGGGCATTAAAGCAGCTGATATAAAATTTAGCCATCCAGAAGACTATAGAAAAATGAGCGATGAAGATAAATGTTTAATTGAGAACGCGATTGAAAAAGCTGCTTATATAGTTAGGCAAGAAAGACAAGAAGCAATATTAAAAATAAAGGAATTATAAATGAACGAAGTAAATCTACTAGGATTTTGTGGCAAAGAGCCAGAAATCAAAACAACCCAAGACGGCAGAGAAATAGCGTTGCTATCCTTAGCCACAACCGAATCTTGGAAAGACAAAACTACCGGCGAGAAAAAAGAAATTACCGATTGGCATAAATTAGTAATTTATCAACCCCATCTAGTTTCTTTGTGCAAAAGTTATATCAAAAAGGGCTCTAAGCTACTTGTCAGAGGCAAAGTTAAAACTAGAAGCTATGACGATAAAAAAAGTGGTGAAAAACGCTACATAACTGAAATTGTGCTGGATTTTGATGGGAAGATTACTTTGCTGGATAGTAAGGAAAATAAACCAGTCGCATCTTTTCACGAAAAATCAGAGGCTAAAAGTTTTGATGAGATTTCCGCTGGAATGCCGGATGATGATTTTCCTGATGATAACATCCCATTTTAGATTTAACTTTAACTTATAGATTTATGACAAGAGAACCCAAAAAAAGAGAAGTTAATATTGAGGGCATTAAATATAGTCGTTTAAAAGCTGTAAGACGGGTTAAGATTGAACATATTGATACTAAAAAACCACTTTGGCTCTTCAAATGTGATTGCGGTAAAGAAAAAATTTTACACAAACAAAATGTTACTAATGGCACTACTAAAAGTTGCGGATGTTTACACTCAGAAATGATGTCAAGTCAAATTTGGCTTGACTCGTGGAGATCAAAAAAGAAAGAAGCAGCTTCTTTAATTGATAAATTACGAGCAGAGAATGAAAAACTGAAAGAGCAGTTGGAAATTGCAATCAATGGATTAAAAATAATTGAACGCTGCAATTGTGATGGTTATGTTTTTCCCATAAAAGGAGAAGATGGTATTACAACTGATGAATTTGCGATGAATATATTAACGGAACTTGGACAATAACCAAACAATGGCTAAATTTGAAGAAGCAAAAATACAAGAAGCAATAGTAAAACGGTTTAATGAATTGGTTTTTTACCGGCAATTGTCCAAATTATGCGTTTTATACTCAAACCGAAACGAAAACAAAGGCTTGGCAACTGGATCAATTTATAAACGAATGGGGCGAAAAGCTGGAATACCAGATTTAACCTTGATTTATGACGGAAAAATTGCTTATATTGAAGTTAAATCGCCGTCAGTTCACAGAACAAAAAAAGGCATTGAAACCAAATCAAAAGGGATGAGCGAAGATCAAATTAACTTTCACGATGAATATATAAAGCCAATGAGAATATCGTTTGCAGTTTGTTCAAGTGTTAATGATTTTGAGAATTTTATTTGGTTTTTAAAGAAAGGAGCGGGTAATTTATGATAAAAAGACTAAGAATTTGGATTTATCAGAAATTCGGCGTTGGGATGGATGAGACTGAATATCTAATGAACGATAAGCGGTTGATGAAAACAATAGAAGAAGATAAAGGCGACTCTATAAAAGAAATTAGGATTTCGAAAAAACAAATGAATAAATATGAAAAATTAATTAAAGAAAGAATTAAATCAGAAATAAAAGCGCCGGCAGTTAAATCTGATCAACAGCAAATAAAGCGTAAGGAAGAATTTTTGAGATTAAAAAAATCAATAAAAGAGTTGGCAATTAAAGATATTCGCCAAACCTGCCATTGGCGACCCGCTCAATGGGAGATAGATTTAGAAAGCGGTCATATGCTATATGTTAGATATAGATGGGGTTATCTCACAATAACAAAATCAATACAACCAACTAATGATGTCGGGATGGCAATAGATGGAGAAGAGATTTTTTGTAGAAAAATAGGGGGTGATTGGGATGGTGAAATTTCTGAGAAAAAAATGTTGAGATACCTTAAAAAATGTTTATAAACCAAGCCTTCATTAAGAGGCTTTATTATTAATATAATGTAGAAATAAAATAATTAAGTATGAAAGAAGATATTAAAAATGAGATTGAAGAATTGATCGCAATGGCTCGTCCATTTCTATTTCCTTACAAAGATATGGGAGAAACAAAAATGATAGAGAGGCAATTGGCGGAAAGATTTATCAATGTGATTGGTTTGCTGTTGCAAGAAAATAATGATTTAAAAACTTTATTAAGAAACAATGAGTAATTTTATAAAATATTATCGTAAAAAAGATAGCAAATCTAATGCGGTAACCCATCACGCAGCATTCGTAGATATGAGGGAAAAAGGTTATTATATTACTTTTAATCCGTTAAAAGAGGCGCAAATTGATTTTCCTGATTTTTCCAGTGCTGAGCGACAAGATTATATATTTCATACTATAGAAGCATTATCAGAATTTGATAAATTCATCAAAGAATATAATTTTGAAGAAGTAGAGCCAGAAATCTCTAGCAACTCAGCTCTTGATGAGTGTGTTGCTAGAGAAGATGAGTTGTCAAGTAATCCTTTACAACTGAAAATGCCGGTGGTTGGGAGGAGATATATTAGTTTAAATGATTATGGAAGTGGAAAATCTATTTTAAAAGTTCGTCATATAGAGAATGGCAGAGTTTACCCAAAAGGCGTATATTCTTCAATAGCTTTGAAAACTTTTTTTGATTATTTTGAAGAACTCCCAGACCAAGACAATAGCAATAAACCAGTAGAAACAGAGAAGGAAATGCAAGAAGGAAAATGGCATCACTTTAAAAATCCTATGCCAGACGCTAATTATAAAGTTGAAGTTAGTGCAAATAATGCACAGATTGAGAAAGCTAAAGAGGAGTTGAGGAAACATATAAAATTTGTTCTTAAAAATGCCCCTGATAAAGATGTGTGGACAGATAGTTGGTCAACAAGTTATTTTAACCTTTCTTATTTTGTCCAAAACCTCCTTAACGCTCTGGATGCTCCACGAGACACAAAACCAATTGTGTCTGATGAAGAGGATAATTCAAGACGCAAATCTATGGAAGATTCTATTATACCAAAAAAGGATGATTCTAATATAAATGAATTAACTGCCAGAACTCTAAGAAATAGCCAAGAAGGCAAAGGTTTAATCAAATGCAATTCAGTTGAAGAAGCTCTTGAAGGATGGGGTGATTGTGATATAGGGGAAGATACCAAGGAAAAACAAGATAAAATAGATGCAACTATTGATTTGGCTTATTGCAATGGGTTTGATGCTGGTCGTCAAACTCAATCTTTAGAAGTGGGAAATAAATATTATGAAGAAACTTTGCGATCCATAGAAAATCGCAGAAATGAAGCGGTAAAAATAATAACAAAACCACTGATCAAAGAGCCTGTTTTTGATAATAAAAAAGCCGATATCTTCAATACTAGTAATGCTTCAAGTGAGTTGATCAAAGATAAGCCTAAACCTCTATGGAAACCAGTAAGTGAGTTGCTAGCGAATAGTTGTAATCTTTATATTAGGTGGACTGACGGAGATATATTGCCAGCAGAATATGTGGCGGCCTTGAAAAGGTTTAAAATGACAAATACTAATATTCTATTAGAAATTAACGACAGCCGAATTAAAGAAGTCTGCACACTAACCGATTTCATCAATGACTACGAAGTAGAAAAGTTAAAGAGATTAGAGCTAAAGAAAAGAATCGAGAGACTTGAGAATCCAAAAGATTATGCTATCCCAGGAAAGGCAGTCTGCACTTGTTCCATTACTAACTTTTGTGCCTGTGGGAATAGATACACTATGGAAAAGGAGAAATAAATGAGTAAAGAATTAGTAAAAAACTGGGAAACGGCAACGCAAGCAATAGCAAATAGATTCGTAGCAAAATACTTTGGAAAAACTTCTTATTCGGAATGGATCAGTGATGAAATTGGAGGTTGTATTTCAATTGGCGATTATTATTTTAGTCTAGACAGAATGATTGAAACCCTAAAATATAATGCTACACGCAAGAAATTGTTTGAGTATTATGATTATGAACTTGGGAGAGGGATGGTCGATAAGAAACCAGAGATTAATTTTAAGAATTTTGTAAAATATGGGTTTATTTCTTCTTCATCCTCCTAAGCACCGCAGAATATTCGCAATTATGCTCGAGAACAATTAAGTTCTTAACAAAATCAGATGTAACCCCTAGATTAAAGTTGATCTTAACAATATCCGGCCTCTTATCTAAATCGTCAAGAATATCAAAAAGCATTTTTTTTAGATTATTGATGTCTTCTTGCTTCATTAATAAGGGTGGCCGATAAAAAATAGGTTATTCAAATGGAAAATGAAAAAAATCAAATCATTAAATCTCACCAGAATAAAAAGCGTAATAATAACTAAAAACGGTAGAAAAGGATGTTTTCTAAGCCAGTTAAATATTTTGGTCATAGGTTTAAAATTATCAAATTTGCGCCAAAGAATTAGCAATAATGATAGTTGTTCGTTCATATAGCCCACTTCATTAAATCAATTGCTTTTTTTAATAACTTAAGTTTTTTAATAATTGCGATTTTAATTTTTTGGATTATTTGCATATACTTAAATTTTGATTAACAAAACATTGGTTTTCTTTACTGATAGAGCGACTATAGCCACCGCATCCAGTTAATAAGATTAATAAAATTATTTCAAATTTTAGAAAGCGCATTTAATTGTTCGCAAAATTGTTGATAGTTTGAGTCATTCGGGCAAATCTGGCAATAATCACGATTTTGTTTTACATATCGTTCTTTTTGTCCTCGCGTTAAATTCAAATAATCATTATCACTATTGAAAATATATGGCTTAGGCAGCGTCATACATTGATGACTAATCTCTTTTTTTGGTAAAGATATGCAACTCATCATTAAGCTGCTTATCAGTAAGATTACGCACATATTCAGCATTATCTTGCTGGGTTTTAAGAGTTTTGATAAGTTCTTCATCTCGGTTTAATTTTTCCTCGGTTTTTGCTGTTGATTTGCCTTTTCGAAAAGCGACGATTAATAATGTTAGAAAGCCAACGATGCTGGCGATTATTGTTTTCATTTTACTATCGTGATTCCTCCGGTATTAAGCGCTATAGCGATGCCAAGGGCGATAATTATTGAGCAAATACAAAAGGTTGTTACTAATAATTTTACATTGCCGGGCTCTTTTGTGGCTGCATCAACAATTTTATCTGGTAGAGAAGCGCAATGTTCGTGTTCATTCATACTAATTCAAAATGTAGATAGTCGTTAAATTTATTGTCTTTAAAATCCTTATCAGAATCCCAATCACCACCCCAACGAATTCTTCTTGTCATTTTTTTTGCTCTATAAAGTTCATCAGCAACTGCCAAAGCAAAGCCTGCAAAAAAAATAAAATCTTGTGTATAATTCCAATTTATTGGATTTTTAGCCATATCTACAGCTTCGGAATAAGGTTTTTCTTTCGTGGTTTGATGTTTAGATTTATTAATAATTCCATCAAGTTTTGATTTTCCTTCTTTAAATGCTTTTTGTTGTTCTGCGTCCGATCTTGAGCCTTGAATAATAGTGAAATCAATTCTTTTAATTAGCTCATCAAGCCAAATTTGTATTTCGTGATGACAAGTTTTTTTCTTATTTTCAGATGCGCTACTAAATGGCATTACAAACTCTCCGCATATTTTTTTAATAAATCAACATTCTCAAAAATTCTTGAATAGGTCTTTTTCCCTCTTGATTTTAGCTTATCAACAATGATTTGAGCTGCTTTCATAGCCTCAGTTTTATTGCTACAATATTGCATCATAAAAACAAACAAAGGTTCTGGCTCTAAGATTTCTTGAAAAGAATTTTTCATTATTTTAAAAACTCATCAAATTGTTTAAGGATTCCTAACTTATCAGCAATAAGTAAGGCGGTCAGAAAGACTGTTAAAGCAATAAACATTATGTTTTCGGGGGTGAGTTTTTTCATAGTTTGTTTTCAAATTTTCTTAATGCGTCCAGAACTGCTAGCGATACGCCATCACGCCCAGACAAACAAGTTTTTATAAAATGAATATCCTCTTTCATCGGGTTAATTTTGTCGTCTAGCTTTTGGTCAAATCTTATTTCTAACTCTTCATTAGATTTGCTGATTTGCTCATCCATCTGTTTAAGAAAAAATAGATTCAGAAAGCGAGTTCCTATAATCGCACCAAAACCAATTACGGTGTATAGGAAGCCGCTTGGTATAATCCATTCGGTTGGAACGTTAAAAGGTTCTTGTTTCATAATTTGCCCTTACTCCCATCTTTATTTTTATAAAACACTTTAAAACCAGCGGCTTTTTGTTTATCTACCCAATCACTAATTGGCTCACTCTGTTTATTTCCCCAAGTCGCATTCATTTCAAAAAAATTGGCAATATGTTTGGGTTTTGCCAGCAATTTTAAAAATGAATTTGGCTTTATAAGAAGTTCTGCGTGATTAGTTATTAGCATTTTCTTGAGCTTTTGGTTCTTCTAAAAGAAAAGATAGTGTACTCAAATGCCCAGCAGAGATTTCAATATTAGCTAAATTATCAGTATTAAGCGGTAGAATATTTAACTCGATTTCACTATCTAAAATTTCTTGGTATTGTTTTACAAATTCAGGCATATTGTCGCCCAAATCAAAATTAACCCCATCTTCTTTCATTTTTCCGCCAGAAAGTTCTTTAATAAGGTTTACTCTGCTTGAATCAATTTCTTTTAACTCAGCATCAATAGCTTTTAATCTTTTTGAAATATCATAACTAACTTTAAAAGGTGCTTTTGCACTCCCTAAAATATGCAATGCCGGTAGTGAATTTTGAAGATCACTAATTCTTACTTTAATTGTCATAAAATACTTATTTATTAATAATAACAGTAGATTTTTAACCGCTTTTAGCGGTTATAGTAAAAATCAACTTAAATGTCAATCATTTAATAAAAATTGCAAATAAGTTTTATTCGTATCGTAATAACCGCCCTCATTAAATAACCAAATAGTTTGTGTCTCCTTGTTAAAAACAGATTTACCCTCGCTTAAACCGTTGATATTCATATCAATAATTTCTGATTGAGAAAATGTGTCTATCGCATTAGTGCAGTCAATATTTTGAAAATCTAAAAAACTGGCAACAATTCTAATTTGCTCATCCCCACCTTCTTGAACTATCCAATTATATTCAGGGTTGAATGTTTTGATGACTTCGTAAATATTTATAGGAATAGATTTGTAGGCGGGTAAAATAGCCGCATTAGAAAAATATAAAGAGTGAAAATCACTTGGTGCTGAAACGCTAAAATCAAAAAATTCATCTCCATTAAGTTTCATTTTATTGGATAGATAATCCGAATAACTTTTCCAGATTCCAATTTTAGCCCTTATAGATGATGGCGAGTTGATATATTCTTCAATTTTTAAATAGGCTTCTTCGTAAATTGAGCCAGTTGTGTCAGTAATTTTAACTATTATTCCCATAAATTTATTGATTAAAGTTTAATGATAAAGTTTTCATAAATATTTATCATTCGAGTCTCTGTTGAGGTTGCCGCTACTACGCCAGAATTAAATGTCGCAAGTCTTCCTGATCCCGTTCCTGATCCTGATTTACTGGCAGTAGTTCCGCCAGCTATTGACACAGCGCCTGTTGATGTTGCTGCGTTTGAGTCTACATACCAAGTCGCATCGATATTTTCTAGCGCAAACCCCTGAACCGAACCTACATTATCTCCAGTTGCACCTCCGGTAGCCATCGCAGTTCTGCTCGCTCTGTCCGGATCATTCGCCGATGTATTTGCCCGACCTCTTATAACGCGACCTCTCATATCGGGTTTATGAAATGTTGTAGAACCATCGCCAGTGCCGTGACTTGTGCCGATAACTGCAAATAAATTAGCCTCTGTGGTTCTTGAAAGTGTAGTTCCATCACATAACGACCAACCTGTTGGTGCTGATGATCCGGCATAAGCTACAATTGTTCCCGCTGGTATTGTTTGCTGCCAAGTTGGCAAAGCGCTGGCACCGTTGGAAGTTAAGGCTTGCCCAGAAGACCCGACACCAGAAACATTTTGTAAAGCAGCGGTTGAGGTTGTGCCTCCACATATCACGCTATAAGCCGTAAATGAAGTTTTGCCTGTTCCGCTTTGAGCAACTGCTGTGCCGGCTAAAGTTGAAGTAGTAGCGGGTAATGTGTGAGTTGTGTTAGTCCCTGTAGTTTGACTAGCATTAACAATAAAGTTGGCTGTTTTGGTATCATCAAAATCATTTTCAAAGGTGAATTGCAAACCTAATGTTGCGCAGCCAGAAAATTGTTTGTTAGCAAAAACTTCGGCGTTAGAAGTGGTAGCCACAGTGCCGCTAGTTGGAAGATTTAATCTAGTGTTAGCCGTAGTGTCAAAGAAGCAATCAAAACCTGCCGTTGCTTGGGAAAATGAGAAGTTAGATAAGAAATCCCTAATCTGCCCAACTCTGCTTCCCACGGATGGAGTAACGGCTGATATTGTTACCGTTGTTCCTGTTCCAAGAACTAATTGATTTGTTGTGTTGGTAAAGGCTGCGCTAGTAGCACTTATGCTACTTACAAAAGCAGCAACTTGGGTTGCGCTTATAGTTAAAGCATTGGTAGCTACTCCGCCGCTTGTCGTGGTTCTTAAAGTTAATGTCCTGCTATTTCCTGTTCCTGAGGTAATTACCATATTGCTTGCGCCGCCGGTAATATTAGTAACATCAGTTAATGATCCGGTGATATTAGCTGAACCGTTAAAACTTTGTCCCCAAATTGTTCTTGCTGTTGTTAAAGCGTCAGAAAATTTAGTTTTGGATTGCCAAGTATAAGTTGCAACATTTGTATGTGTGTAAAACCCCCATATATACCCGCTTCCGTCAGTGGATATACCAATAGACCGTCCTGTATTTATTTGACCACAAATAGCAGCAGTAAAAGTTGGATTTAGAGTAGTGCCGACGGTTGTACCTAAATCAGCAAGATATAATCCATCTTGCTGTCCACCAGCGGCACTTCCATTGATTGCGAAAGTATCACTAATGAGTATTGGAGAGCCTGCTGTGAATTGGTTTGCTGAGAAATTACCGCTTGCGTCTCTTGCCATAATTGTGCTGGCTGTGTTAGCACTAGTTGCATTCGTGTTGGCATTTGGCAAGATACCGGTTACCTTTGCAGTAAGATCAATAGTTGCATTAGCAATCATTGCATTAGTAACTTTTAACAAACCAATTGTCGGATTTGGATAAGTGCCAGATAAATCACCTCCGGCAGAACCGCCGGGAACTACACCAGAAATTGTTATGTTTGCAGCAGCTATAACTCGCCCTTTGCCATCGAGAGTTACTCTCGAGACTTGTGTAGCATTTCCAAAAGTTCCTGTGCTGGCATTAACAGTTGCCAGTGTTCCTGCTGCCGTTACATTACCTGATCCATCAAAAGAAGGGCTTGTATAAGCTAAATCTCCAGTAATTGATATTGTACGACCAGTAGTTAAAGCGGCAGCCGTAGTAGCAGTAGAGGCATTTCCATTCAAGTCTCCTGTGAAGGTTGTTGCTGTTAAATCTCCAGTTGCTTTCGTAAATAAGAATTTGGTTGTTCCGTTGTCGGTAATTCTAAAATCAATTACTGGAGTTTCTAATTGTAGCTCAAAATAATTGCTCGTTCCTCGGTAAGCAAAATAAGCATCATCAGAAGAGCCAAATCTAATTGTGTCATCATCCGCTAAATCAATTGCACCTCTTACAACTAAAGTACTATCTACAGATAAGCTAGTGAATTGTCCATTAGACCAAGTGAAAGAGGAATTTCCAATAACTCCTGTATTATCAACGGAAGGAAGAAGGTCGGCAACCAAAGTGATGGTATTTGCCGAGAAATTACCGCTTGCATCTCTAGCGACGATAGTATATACCGTGTTTGAGTCTGTTGCCGTGGTATTAGCATTCGGCAAGATACCGGTTACTTTTGCAGTCAAATCAATTGTGGAATCTGCAATCATTGCATTAGTGACTTTTAAATCACCGATTGTTGTTACTAAACCAGCTGTTGAAACATCACCAGACAACTCCGAGCTAACTAAATTTTTACTAGCGTCAGTTGAAACAAGCTTAGAAGCGGTCAGATTATTAACCTTAACCTCGCCAGAAGCTGATATATACACTCGCTCAGTGTCATTTGTGCCAAATCTAAGACCTTTATTTGCTAAGTTCCAAACATAACTATCACCGGCATTAACAGAGCTACTGCCATAATTTCCAATTGAAAATTGCTCCACTGAATCATTCTCAAATAGAATAACCGGGGTAGATATGCCGTTTAATCCAATTATATTTATAGCAGGGGTTGAACTATCGCCTTGTATGGAATTAATAATTATTCCAGGTTCATTGATTGGATTTAAAGTTGCACTAGTAAAAATTACATCATTAAGCTCTCCTAACCCTAAAGCTGTTCTTGCTGGGTTTCCACTTTTATTTGTCCAAGTTGTGCCAGTTCCTACAATAAAACTATTAATAGTTGGAGTAAGAGCTGCAATATCAGTTAATTTGACATTATAAGCTTGAACTGAGACACCGACAGCGGCGGCAATTCTTGCGTCTGCGGCAGCGCTAAAATCAGTTAAAGCGGCGGCATTTAGTGTTTGAAAAGTTTTATCCCAACGATAATATTGTCCGGCAGTTCCAGCGATAATATTTGGTTCTTTTTCGCTATCTAATTCATTGATTGCGGCTTGGGCCGTTATTGAAGAAATACTGCCGGCAGGGGTATTAGTAATTTGTGCCGCTGTATAATCGCCACTTCCCGCCACTACTGTGCCAGTTCTACCAAAAACAGAAGAGACTCCGGTGATTAATGCACCAATATTTCCGTTTAGTTTTTGAATCGATGATAAAATAGAATCAGAGGCGCTGATTATTCCAGCACCTGAAACATAGCCAGTTAAAGTTGAAGCTATAATATCGGAAGAATTAGCGGCTGTCAAAGCTCCACCATTTCCTTTTATTATTCCGCTAATAGTTGTGGAAAGGGTGATTGCAGGACTGACAGTAGGATTGGCGACTGACCCAGAAAAGCCGTTGGCGGTAACGACCGAAACATTTGTTACTGTTCCATCTTTTCCAATGTAATTCCAAGTTACTCCATTGCTTTCATATAAGCCATCTGGATTTCCTAAGCCATCATCATTTAGAACAAGCCAAATTTGACCATAATAATCTGAAGGGGGCAATGGCAAATCGTCATAATATTCGACTGTTCCGCTCCATCCTTGGTTGCCTATAGGCGATAAAAGAGAATTTAATAATGACATTATAAGTGGTGATTATCGTCATTGATAATTTACATTTGACCGTAAATTATATTAATATTTAAAGAAGCACTATTCCACAAAGTAACTGTTTGGATATATAGAGTTTGTGGTGCAGTTGTGCTAAAAACCTGTTTTAATAATGTTGCGGCAGGTATAACTAATATTGCATTAGCTCCAACTGCCAAAGCAATCACAACATCAGTTCCGCCATCAGTAGTGCCAATTCTAATACCGCCAGTAACTGCATTTGCAGTAGTGTTTTTAATAAATATTGAATCTATATAACAATTAGCTGGAATGCTTGTTGTGGTATTTGAGGTAACGCCAGTTAAAGATATTTGATTAATTGGTACGCCTGGTTTGATATATGACATATAATTTTATAAATTTAGATTACCGACCATTCTGTTCCATTATAAACAATGGTTGCGGAACTATAATTAGTGTTTAAGACATAAGTAGATGAACCATCTATATTGCCTGCAGCGGGAGTAATGGTAATGTTATTAGCTAACGCATCTCCTTTGCCATCTTTGATGATAAATACTGTATTAGTAAAGCCAGCAGGAAGATTAACAACAGTAGCTTCACCAACTGTTTTATTGATTATGACTAGGTAATCTGCTGAAGTGATTGTTGCTGCGCCCGCAGATGTTACAACTCTAGTTGCTACCAATTGACCGCCCTGAAAGGTTGATTGACCTGTAAATGTTGGTGAGGCTGAAGATGCTTTAGCATTCAATTGAGTTTGAATGGAAGAAGTAACACCAGAAACATAACCAAGCTCGGTTGAAGTTGTCGCGGAAGCTGCTAAAGCAGTACCGGCACTATCTGAAATAACGGCTCTATTAGCAGTTAAACTAATTCCGCCATTTATAACGGAAAGAAGAGAATTTAATAAGGACATATATTTGGGTTTTAACCTGTGGTGCAGGTGGTTAATAAAGTTTATTCAAAATTCAGAATAAATTTTTCTAATTCTTCTAAAGATTTAATATTTTCAATATTATTGATTTCATCATTTGCTAATTTACATTTTTCTTTTATTTCATCATCAATTTTGCGTCCATATTTAATAAAAGCTGCTGCTTGCCAATCAGTACTTTGAAGATAATTAAGTCTTGTGCTTATTCTATCAGATTTAGATTTTTCTAAAATTTGTTCAGAAGTAAATTCTGGATCAACAATTCCTCCACTTTTAATCCATTTCTTAACATCTTGATAATCTGAATTATTTTCATCATTTGGAATAAAAAATTGATTATTAACTTTATATCCACCAGAAACATTCTGCACTCTTTCAATTTTCATAAATTTAAAATTAATTATTATAATATTCTGTTACCTCAATATAACCTGATCCGCCAGCTCCGCCAATATATCCATCTGTTCCAGCAGCGCCAGCAGCTCCACCAGCACCTATGGCATAAGAATATGTTGCAGAAGGAGAAGCAATAATAGCATCTACAAAACCACCAGCGGCGCCTCCTCCCATACCATAATGCAAACCAGCAGCAGCATTCGTACCGCCGCCGCCGCCGCCGGAACCACTATTAGTTGCGCCAGAAGATGCTCCACCATTAGAAAAACCAGCACTACCACCACCAAGCGCACCAGCTCCGCCAGCTCCGCCAGTACAAAATTGTGTAGTCATCGCCATATAACTACCACCATCATTTCCTCTTAATGCAGTTCCAATAGCAGATCCTAAACTCACAGTACCACCAGCAGCAACGCCAGAAGTGCCAGCGCCTCCGCCATTAGCCACTAAAAGAGTAGTTCCGAAAGTCGTATTGCCACCATTACTTCCAGTAGTTGCTGTAGCTTGAGTACCGCCACCGCCACCGCCACCACCGCCGCCAAGCATTCTAACCCTTATATACACTACTCCAGAAGGTGTCGTATATGTCCCGCTCCCTGAAGTAAATTTTTGAATTGTTGGATTTAATGAAAGTACAGAGACTAGTCTCCAATTTGTTCCATCATATCTAATTAAAGTATCAAAAGAGGTTGAGATCATTCCTGCTGTTAAAGCACTTGATCCATCGCTTTGTTTAATGCTTCCAGCTCCAAATCCAAAAGGATTGACTGTAGCAGCGCCTGTATTAGCATTTCCTGCTCTAAAACGAATTGTTAGACCATTTTTTAAAGCAAATGGAGCTAAGAATGGTGATACTTGAGTTACGACATAAGCATCAGCGGCCCCAGAATCGGTACAAAATACGCTGCCTTGTGCGGCATAACTTGCTATACCTATTGCTTCCTGATTATTGACTAATCCGGTATTGTCGACAGATTGTCCAGAGGTAGCAATAATATTATTTGCTTCAGTTTGATTAATATTGAGCCACGCTGCATTAACTGCTGGAGCTGAATTATCAATGAATATACTAGTTTTGTTTGCCATATTTTTTTAAGTGGTAATTAAAATAAATAAATTATTATTGTGTTTGCTGGTTTCAGAATATTAAAAAGTGTTTGAAGTTGTGATCCTGGATTTTGAGGTAAAAATGGAACAGAATAAGGTGGATAAGCGCTAACAGTTCCTAATCCACTAACAAACATTATAAATCTTGCATCATTTTCATTTCTCATAGGAATAAAAGGCACAGAATATGGAGGATAAAGCATATTTATGCCCTGTTGAATTGTTATCGCATATCCAAGTAGTGCCGCTAAATCAATAAAATCTTGTTGAGTCAAAACTCCCAAACTTCTAAGCTGAATCAAAACTTGCTGTCTTCTATCATCAATTAATAAAGAGGTAGTTTGGGGAAAATAAGTATTTGGAATGCCAACTGCCGCCTCCCAAGCGTTCATATAATCTGGATCAGTAGTTTCCAGAATGTTTGTTCCATCCCAAACGCTCTGAAAAATCTGATCTACGCGGGTCATTTCGCCGCCCAAACCTTTCAACATTTTTCTTAGGTTTGTTCCATCAATATTTTTAGAAGCAAATAGCTTATCATTAGGCAAGTAAGCAGCTAATGCGCTAGCGTTATCTTCTAATGAATGTGCTTGGAATTCTGTCATTATGGATAAGTTGCGGTTCCACTAAATGTTCCGATCTCGTCAAGACCAATTGTTATGTCGCCGCTCGGTGCGCTCAAAGTATAAATTGGCGTGGCTCCGGTGGAGTCGATCACGCCTGAAATTAAGCCATTTAAATCGGCTAATTTTACATTTTTCCCAATGTTATTAGAGGTTTTGAAGAAATCGGTTAGAGCATTATTGATAGCTGTTTGCATCGCGCTTGTATTTGGCGAGAGCGTTGTAAATGTGAAATTTATTGGCACGGCAGTTGGGGCAAAAACAATCACATCATCATCGGCCACGTGAGCAGGTTTAATTTCCAGCATTTTAGCCAGAACAACATTAACCTCTTCGGCACTAGGAATAATTGACGCATCATCATCACGAGTAAAACCAATTCTAACTTGACCAAGCTCAACATAAGAATAAGCGGCAGAAATTGTGCCAGTTGCCGGAGTAACGGGAGAGCCAGAGACAGGAAAAGCAAAAGTGTTAGCATCAATCACGATCACGCCAGTGTTAGACACATTATATTCACTTTGAACTACACCAGTAATTGTGACATAAGAACCATAAACTAAACCGTGTGCTGTAGAGGTTGCAGTCGCAATTTGCCCACTTCTTGTAATGCTAGAAATTGAAATTGAAGCACTTGTTGAATCAGGAGAAAATATCCAAACGCGAGTTACGCCAGAGACGGATTTGGCTTGAGTTGTTAAAGACCCAACATTAAAAAAAGAAAAAGGAAATTGGATGCGATAAAGAACTCTAGCGCGATAGCTTGTGTCATCTTCCACATCAGTTCCGTCAGAAAGCTCAGTATATTGAACATAAGCAGTATTATTAACGCCAGTAATCGGGCTTGTTAATGTTAAAGATGCGCCAGAATCAGCGTTGGTATTTTCACCAAAAGAAGAGGCGGTTACATTCACGCTGGCGGTTGTCCATTGCGCTACAATTGATCCGCTTGCAGCCCCAGCAGTTCCAGCTAGAGTGTATTGAAATTGAACAGGGGAAGTAACGATAATTTGAAGATCAGTACCATTAAAATCAGCAGGGCTAGCGCCAGTAATGGAATCAATAATTATATTACTAGCAAGATTGTGTGGGCTGGTAAAATTAACAGTAACAGTAGTGCCAACCCTAGACATTGAAACAATATTGACAGTTTGAGTAGAAATTGTGGCCAACGCATCGGTAGTATAAGCAATGCCAGTAAGGCTTTGTAGAGAAGTTCCAGCAGGAATTGGTGTAGTATTTGTACCAGTGAAAGTAATTGTTCCAATTGCAGCGGTTGCTGGATTGCGAGTTATGCCATAAGTGTTTCCCCATCTTTCCAAATAAATACCAGAAGCGGTATTTATAAAGAATTGTTGAATCATTATTAGAATTTGCTGATAAACATCAAAAATTCTAAGGGCAAAACCCCAAATTAAAGATCCAAAATAAGAGGCACGCAGAAAGGGATTGCTGTTAGGCAGTTGAGCCTTAACATCACTATTGATTCGGTCGGAAACTTCTTTCCGAGATGTGGGTAAGTTAAAAGTATTAACCATTTTTGCGGTGGTGACGCAATTAAATTAGTTATTGATTATGGTATTGACCCATAAATCGTAAAAAAGAACTGACTGAGTATCGTCATTTCTAGTAATTGTAATTTTCGCTTGCAATTTATAATTTGCAACCACAATTACTTCTGATTCAACATCTTTTAAAATTCCATCTTCAATCAACCAAGCCATTCCATCTTCAATAAATTGTTGGGATTGTGTGGCAGCATCTTGGTCGGCTGGAGATTGGTATAATATCCAAATTAAACTGCCTTGTTGGAAGCCCTCGATTGATTGAAATTGATTACCCGCCCAACCGCCTCGCATTTGCGGAACTTCAAGAGCTTCATCTCTTTGTTCGCAGAAAATTGACATCATTAAGGCAGTGATTAAGCCTTCGGTTAAGATGAAATCGCCGTTAGTGAAATCTATATCATAGTAGTTATCACCTTGCGGGGTATTTACTTGGGTTAATTTTATATCTGTCATAAATTTCTATGGAGTGATTAAACCGTGGGTTCGCATTGCTGTTAAGACACTAATAATTGCCGCTCTTGCTTCGGCATCAATCGTTACTCCTCCTGTTGGATTTGGAATGGCAGCTTGTCGGTTAGTTACGACTTGCGTATCATCAACTTTATAAACTCCAGCAGTGTTAATATTTCCTACAGAATTAATTGTGCCGCTGGTTGTAGTTGAAGTGGCTGTGATATTTACATTTTTTCCATCTGCAATAATATCAATATCGCCATTTGCTTTTAGATAAACTTGATTGCCAAAATGATTATAAACAACACTCTCACCAATCTTTAAAATTGGAGCATCAACTTGATTGAATGGAATTGCATATTTGTTCTCTGCGTTGCCAAACATAACGTAGATGGCCACAAAACTTCCTACAGGAGGGCAACTATTTTGGCCATAAGGATTAAGCAAGATAACGTCTTCTGGCGAATCTTCGTCAAGCACCACGACTTGCGCTCTCACAATGCCGAACTTGTTGTAAATTTTAGTAATAGTTCCTAATCTAATTTGTTGCTGTTCCATTATTATGTGGCAAATAATGTTTGTTGGCTAATTTTGCCATTCTTACGCCTTTTAAGTGGCGATTCAAAAATACTATAACTATATGCTTGTTTATCCACCAGTTCTAACTTGGTAATGCTCCCACCGTTTAAATCTTGGGTATAATTTACTGATTTAATTAACAGTTCATCATCAATTCCTGCAAATTCATCAAACACATAAACTAATTGGTTTGGCTTCCAAAGTGGGTTTGCGGAAAATCCTAGACTTCCAATTTCATTTAAGTTTTGTCTAAATCCAGTTACTTCACAGGAATAAGAAAACCCTCTTGCCTTTCTAATATTTGCTTCCCATTTTGCGCGGTTTTTACAATCAGAAGAAGTCATTGCAGTTGAGCCAATTGCTGTATATTTTCTAGTTGGTCTTAGAATTTCGGGATCAGTTGCACTACCAACTTGCGGGGTTGTGCTAATTGAATTTATAATAACATCAGAACCAGCAGCATTAGAAGCGCCAGAGCTAGTCTGGTTGCCCTGCGTAGTCATTGATTTAATTTTATAGGAATGATAGCGGTCTTGGAACGAATAACGAACACTAGCGTTTTTGATGTTGTTATTATTGGGTTCGGCTTTGACATTCTGTAAAATCGTAACTGCTCTTTCAGCGCCAATATCATTAATTACGATATTTCCGTTACCATCAGAATTTAAAACCAATTGGCGTTTTTCGGCGCATCTTTTAATCAGATTATAAGCTGATTCACTGTGTTTTAATTGTATTCCTTCGGCAGTCGTAAATTGTGCAATTGTTCCATAGTTATTAATGATGGAAATCTTATTACTAACAGCAGTCAAACCAATGCGAGTAAATTTATTAACCACTTCATAACCGACTAAAGTTAAAAGCTTTTTTAACAATTCAACAAATCCAATTGGCGGCGTAAAGGTCTTGGATTCCAAAGTTGAGTCAACAAAATCACAAGTTTTATCCCGGCCAATAATTCTAACTGTGTGCGATCCATCTCCATAGGAAACGCTTAATTCTTCGGCATAACCAGTGATAACAGGCTCGCCGTCAATAGAAATCACAATTGATTCATTAGGAGCGATTGGAATATTGCCAAAACTATCACTCGCGCTAACCGTTAGAGCAAAAGTTCCGCAAAGCGTTTCAATTCCTTTTTCGATTGAGTAGCTTTCAAAGTTTGTATAGATTTTTCCATTCGCTTCCAAGCCGATTAAGTTTGGCATATCACTGGCTTAAAACATTGATGACGCCCGAAACATAAGCCGGATTTTCTATGTTATTTAAGGTGATAATTTCATCAGCTCTTGAAGTGTCGCCGTACAAATTAAACGCTAAAATGCTCGATGGAATTGTGTTAGTTCTAAGCGTAACAATTTTTGCCAAATTTAACCTGAGAGTATCTAAATAGAGTCTTAATTGATTGCGTAGATTTTGAAGATTATAATAAATTGTGTCATCCACCAAATCGGGGTCAAGCGTATCAAATGCGGCGTTTAATCTATTTTGAACGCTGTCAAGTTGCTCTTGGCTATTGTAAGTTAGATTTGTTGCCACTTCATAAGCTAAAGTTATTGCGGCGACATCGCTAAAATTATAAACTGCTAAACGATTGGCATTTAAAGTTTCAGTTCTTGTTGAATTTCCGGCTCTAGGAGTGCGATTATCTCCCAATCCAACCATTCCTAAAGCGACATCAAATAGATTTTCAAAGTTCTCGGTTATTACTGAAATATTATTAAAAATAGTTGTGAATCGTGAAGCTAAAGTTGAAGGGGTTTGCATCAAATCAGTTAATGAAGCTTGAAAAGCCGCAATATCAGAAACGAAGGCAGCTACCTCATCAGCAGTTCCGTTTATAGTTGAAACAACATCATTAATGCCACTAGTTAAATCTTGGATTGTATCACGAGCGTCATTAAACACCTCGATACCTTGATCATAAAAACTAACCGCATCAGCAAGAATAGTTTGATTATCACCAAAAATTGAATCAAAAAGGCGATTGATTAAACTTTTATTTCCATCTTTAGAAGTCGGGAAAATATTATTATCCGATTCGTAAAAAGTGAGGCTATATTTGGCGCAGTTTAGATTATTGATATAATCTTCACCAAGCGAATTTGATTCGTGAACAACTACTTTTAAACGCCCATAGGTAGGATGAATTAAAATCCCTACTCCGGGAGTAGATAGAGCTTTTTCTAATGCCTTTTTCTTTCGATTATAAGCCGAATATGTGATCTCCATAATCTCGACTTCTTCGGTAATAATTTTTAATTTCTTACCTAAATCTTCAACATAACGACCAGCATTAACATATTCGTGATTTACTGTCTTTCTTCCTAGGGCAGGGTTATTTGTTGTCCTAACATAATATTCTGCTCCTCTGAATTTTGCTTTTTGGAATCCGCTTAAAATTGTCATTAATCACCCCCCACAGTATTGCCTTTTCTTAATCCAGCACTTGTTGCAGAAGATTTAGACTTGATCTGCGCCGAAGTTCCAGCAGGCGCATTGGAGAAGCTAACCTCAACATCTACTTTTTGAGGTATTGATGCGAATTGATATGAATGAGTTTTCATATTTGACCAAATCTCAGACATTCCCCTTCCAGCTTCTTCTTTATTTCCACTCAATGCGCCACTAGCGATAACAGGAACTGCCGACACTAAATCCGTAGCCAAATTAAATCCTCCTTTTGCTACCCCTCCAATTCCGCTAAATATATCACCCATTCCTTGCATCAAACCTTTGGCAATCCTCAATAAGGTTACCATACCTTTTAGATCATCATTGAGTTTAGTAAATGCAGTTTGATTGTTTATTGCTGCAAACATCGAAGCTAGACTACCAGTAACATTTGTTAATCCCGCAACAGCGCCACTTAAAACTGGTGCGACTTGATCTCCTAGAACGTTTTTAAAATAAAGCCATTGATTACCTAAAACTGCCGTTTTTCCACCTAAAGTTTGGGCAGCATTAACCATATCTTGACCAAAAGTTTTTGTAATATTCTCGCCAACAATCTTAATTAATCCGGCACCAACACGACCTTCAGCAACTAACTTTGTAAATTCACCAGTTGACATTTTTGCTGCATCTGCAAACATTTGTAATGCGCCAGGCAAAGAATCACCTAATTGTTGACGTAATTCTTCCATTGATATTACGCCTTTACTTTGCATTTGACTTAAAGCATTAATTACTAACCCAAATCTTTGAGAATTAAGCCCATACATCCGAGAAATTCCCGCAAATGCTTCAAATGTTTTTCTTGTTGTTGCTAGATCACTTTTAGAACCAGCTAAGAATTGCATATAACTAGGAAGGGCTTGTTCAAAACTCACACCCATTCTATTTGTCGCTTCTCTTAAATAATCAATTTCCTCGGCAGCCAATTGAGTGCCTGATTTGGTTTTGTCGAAACGAGGAAGGATTGCAGCTAAAGAAGCAGACATACTATCCATTTGGATTTTGGCATTAAAAATTTGCTTACCAAAACTCATAGCTCCAGCAGCGCCCATATAGATGCCAGTTGCCTTGCCTAAATCAATTAGGTTTTGAGTGAAAAATTTAGAGGATTTGTTTGCTCCCTCAATGTCATTGGAAATCTTGGTAAAACCAGTTCCCATAGCGTTCAAGGTTTGGGAAGTTTTAGAAGCTCCTAATTGTTGAGTGATAGAATTGCTTAAACCAGAAACATTAAGTGAGGCTTTTTGAACTTGACTGTCTATGCCAGTGATTGAAGTTTTAAACTTGCCTAATGATGCAGAAAAATCATCAACAACTTTTAAAACATAACTTATATCATTACTCATCTCTTTTCTGCCTCCCTTTTAATTTCATTGGCAACTTTTACCGCCATTTGTTGCCATTCTAAGAACTCTGGGATTGGCATATTCATTACATCTTGATAGGTAAAAGCTCCGTTGTGATATTTTAAAAAATCATAAATTAATTGTTTAATTTGTTTTCTTCTTCCAACGAATCCGAAGCTAAAAAAAATTTGCAATATTCATTCGCTAAAGCTCTGTAAGTTTTGATATGTAATCCATATAAAAGAGCGCTTGTAACAGCAAAATCATCTTCTTTAGTCGTAATCAATTTAAGTTCACAAATACAATTTATAATTGCTGTGTAAGTGTCGATTTGACGACAAGCAGCTTCAATCTTTTCACTATTTTTAAATGTTGGAGCTTTTAGAATAACGTTTTTGGTTTTTCTCTCAGCTCCATTGTGCGGATAGCCAATTTCTTGGAGTAATTCGTATTCTTTTTCAAATAATAATTCTGTCATATTAGCTTAATTGAACTGGTTTGCCTTCAAAATGAAACGAAACAACGCCATTAGGGTCTTCATTCACTTCAGGATCGTTAATTAAATACATATTTGGAAAGTTTTGATTTTTACCAACCCCATCCGGGATCATCTGAATCAAAACTCCAGCACTAGCTTGTTTCCAAGTTCTAATTTGAGTTTTAACATCTTCTTTGTCGGTATCAGAATCTAAAGCCAATAAATCAAACATTACTTTTGACACAGCTTTAGTTAAATCTTGA